CGAAGCTATTTCCGCTGGTGTATCCACGATATTATCACAGTTATTGCACTGCACACTGTCCGTTGATGAGGAAGGGTAGAACCTGCCACCGTCATCCATTTTAATAATTGTGTCACTCATATAGCACCTATGAAATGGTAATTGAAACTGTTCCGACTTGCCCAGTACCTGCTGATCCACGCAGATGAGGCGTATTTATTTCTGCAACCTTAACATATCCCTCGTGATTAAAGATAGCCCCAAGCTCCAAACCAGAATCGTCTGTCTGTAAGTTTGTAAAAACGCTAAACGTATTTCTACCTTCACCGGGATTCTGTATTTGCTGCACGTAAACAGAAAACGAGCGAACAACCTCTGCCAGATATTGTTGACTATATGTTTCGGGAGCATTGGGAAAGTACGGTATGGATAAGTTTCGAGACATTACCGCTTACCATCTGTTCGTACTTCGATTCTTGGAGATCCTAACCGCCAAGCCGTTCCCCTCTCAGAACTATCCACCTTTATTGCTACAGAGCGACCTCTCAAACGTACATGTGCATCTTGCGTAAACTGCTCAACAGGTACTGTCGCAGTCTTTTCTACGCTCTTCGTGTTTTCTTGCAGGTATGCACCACCGGGAAAGTTTCTAGCTTTCAATGTAAAATTCACCGCCGCATCTGTAGATGTTGAGTCGCGGAACGTGAGGTCTGGTATAAGCCTACGGACAAAAGAAAACTGCTCACCTTCCCCAATGTCAAACTGACTAGACTCAATGTACGCAGAAATGCCGCTGGCAGGATTGTTGCTGCCATCATCAAAACCCGTCTCATGGTTGTACAAGTAACCGTCAAGCCCCGCTGCTATTGGCAGGTTGAACACGCCGCGATCAATCCAGAATGAACGCGCTAAAGTGCCAATGTACCATATGCTTTGTTGGTAGTTATAAACAACATATCTGTCGATGTTGTCGCTACTGCTAGATGGATAGAACCACCATATCTCACCAAAGGCACTATTTACGGAAGCAAAGCACTTTTCGCCCTGAAGCTCATTGAAGTCTGAGAACACGTAGTCTCGTACAGAACAAGGAAGCCGTTGCACTGAACCGTTGTAAACATAGAACTCATTCTTACCCATCCAATAAACTTGATCGTCAACGGCGACAGCAGACAACGGGCCACGTATCGTGATGTTCTCTGAGATCATGTTGATTCCAAAGGTAAACGGGGGGCCTATGAACTGCATGGAATATAGTGAAATATCTGTGAACACTATGACTTGTTGCCGCGTCTCAACAGCTGTAACGATCTGTGAACCAGAGCCTATGGTCAAATCACCCGCAGTGTTCTCTGGAGTTGGGAACCAATCCGCTGCGTTCTCTTGGTCACTAAAACGTATAAGCAATGGGTCTTGAACGCCGTTGCCTTCTGCATCATTCGCGCCACCCAAGCCATCAGCACCAAACGCAATTACATGCCTGTCACGGTCTGACACGATGACTTTAGTTGCTTTTGTCGGGCAGGATTTTGCCCCAGCTAAGGTGGATAACTTTACAGCACGTGTATCTAAGGCACTTACCGCAGATGCATCCCAGTAAAATACACCCTCATCTTGAACATTTAAAACAAGGTCTTCGCCAAAGTTGTCATGGCCCCATATGCGTAAAACATCTGTCAGCGTCAGTGACGCAGCACTTCCCCACGTATTGCGGCCCCATGTTCCTGCGCCCCAACCTGTGCCAAACAGTGATGTATTCAAGCCAACACTTACTTGGTACGCCCCAACAACTGAAGACCCCCCGTTACCTGTGTCAGAAGCATTAGCTGTCACGGGCGTAGGCGTGTACTGCCCATCTACGGTTATTTGGGAAACACTGTTCACCTCACGAGCTATAATCGTGTAGGAATTGGAATCGCTTATCCCTTCAATCTGATACTCTTGGTTAAGAACATTAGCAGTTATGTTGCCACCTAACGTGGCTGCACCGCTATAAGTAACAAAATCACCCGCAACCCTGCCATGAGAAGCATCCGCAACAGTAATCGTAGATGATCCATTAGTTGCGCTAAACGTAACATCCCCCGCAGCCGTGGTTACATCAAGGGGCGTGATATCATAATACCCTTGCCCGCTCTCTATGTAATACTTTGAGCTTGTACCCAAACCAAGATATAGATCCCCACCTAATGTACGCCAAGGATGCATCGCACGGCACGTTCCAAGGAAACTTTTCTGCCCTAACTTAGCCCACCCGCCAATTTTTTCTGGGAACCCCTGCCTAAATCTTACCTTGTCGCAATCAAACCAACCGCCCTCATTTGTATAGGACGTTGTTTCTTTGTTGATTCCCGGTTGGAACTGTAATTTTTGGAGGGGCATGTCAGTTCCTCAATTAGTTCAATTGAACTTATGCGTTCAGGGCGTCAAGGTCATCCCAAACACGTTGAGCATGTGCAGCCGCGTCAAAAGCAACAGTTGCATCAGGATCATCGGGGTCTGGATCTGTCCAGCTATTTGCTGATGCTTGCGCTGCCAGATACGTTTGCAAGTTTGCTTTAGATGTGACTTCCTCAATAGCGTCAGATGTATCTGCGCCATCGTCTGAGATACCAATCATAATCCAATCTTGCGGTGATGCAGTGCCACTATCTGCAACCGCATACATGCCGCCCGTTGATTGCGGAACGCCAAACTTTAGCCAAGTTGGAATGGTGCCATTCGCTTCAAGCCGATACTTTACAACTTTATGAGCCATCAGTTTGATCCTCTATCTGCGGGGTATTCGTTAAAGATGTTTCGTCCAGTATAGCAAACCCACGGCTCTCTGCAAAGGCGCTTGGACAATGTGCCCACTTATCAGCGCAAGCCTCTAACCACTGCACAGTGTGGTGATGCTCTGGCGCTTTGCCTTCTTTGATAATCCCGTTTTCCCAGTTGAGATATGACATAACCTCTAGCTGCGCTTGTGCTGCGTTAATGCCAAGATCGAACAGGTAAATCATGTTGCCTTCATCAATCACGCCATTGCGTGGACGGGCAGAGTTGAGCGCCTGCTTCATGCAAGTCATTATGTGGTATTTGATTTCCTCAAGCTCATAGTCAGCCTCAGTAAGCTCATCCTTGCCGATCTTCTTCATCAGGTTGTCATACTGATTGGTGAAGAAGTTTAGCTTGCGAACAGCCGCCTCAACGTAGCCGCGTGAGCTTGCAGCGTTAGCCTCTTTCTCGTTAATCTTTATCTCAAGCATTTCGCGCTCAAGATCGTCAGCCTCATTCTCTAGCTTGCGCTCCAGCTTCTTGAGCTTGACTTCTTCCTTCTTCATACGGAAGTAGCCTTCCTGCAAAGCTGACTTGGTTTTCTCGATCTCAGCAAGCGTATGCTTCACAGAACGAATAGGCGTGATTGCAGTAACATCTAGCGTTACGCTCATCATTTGAGAGTGCGACTTGTAGAAGTTACTAGACGCCTGCGCGATTGCAGGAGCCTTGTCGGCAATATTAGCCAGCATAGACTTATACTCAGGCTTCGCGCTTGGAAGCTGAATGTTTAAGTCTACTGTGGCGAGTGCCGTTTCTTTTACTGTATCTTTAGGCATTATTCAGGCTTCTCTGGAAGCGTGTGAGTATGAGGCCAACCAGAGGCGCTTGGCAAGTTACGAAGTGCTTGACGGTATGTAGCCCACTCAGCCTTCTTTTCCGTGGTTAATGCACTGTCGGGTAGCTGAGTCCAATCACATTCAGCAAGAAGCGATGTTCTCGTAGACCTTGCGCTTGCGGCGGTGTCTGCATCGACACGAGCGCGATAAGCCGTTGTCTGAGCGTCAACTGTTTGCACGTTGCCATCATCGTCGGTGTATTCGGTAAACACAGGGCCAACAGAATTAACTGTGTACCATACGCCATCATCTGCCTGCGCGACACCAGACTCATAAGAGTATTCATATGGCGGGGTCGGGTTTGCGGGAGCGCCGTTCAATACAGGGTCAGCACCAAGCTGATCCAGACGTTCTTTGCTTATGCCCGCCGTAAGAACTGGACGGACCTTCTTGTTGCGAGTGCGAAAAGTCGTCTCAGTGACTACTTCGCCTGTTTCTCTTATGCGAATTTTTGCCATTGTAGGCTCCTTTATGCTATCGCGTAGAATATATAGTCACCCGCAGTGAAGCTGCTGGTAATCGTGAAGCCTGACGATAGCGGGTCAATGTAATCCGTGCTTGTCACTTGTGCCGCTGTCGTGTTCAGCAGGAAATATGGATCATTGCCTGACACAATACCACGCTCACTATCCCAAACATACCAATCGCCCGTTGCGTCAGTGCGCTTCAGAAGCACAAACCTAGCGCCTGACGTAAAGCCACAGTCCACGTTTGTTGTTCCCGAATGGCTTGCGCTCCCCACCTTGGATATGCCAGCAAGGGTTGCGAATAGATAGGCTATGTAGGTGTTGCTTGATGTGTTATTGACCCTACTAGAATTGCCAAGAGTAAATTCACTGGCAGTTGGAGATGTATTATTCCACCACAGGCTGCTAGTTCCAGCCGCAGCGGTTGTATTGGGTATGAGGTATTTAGTATTACCAAGTGAAGCGTGGTAAGCAGCCCAATCTGTAGTATAGTTTCTACCCTTCAAAATAATCATCTCAGGTGCAACACCAAGGTTGTGGCTTACAGTACGTCCTGCAACTCCGTCCCCCGTGTAAGCAACGACATCAACGAAGCCCGGCGCACGTTTCCAATTATAATTAATGAAGCC